ACGTGAGGGCATTGACGAACTGCAAGCCATCCTCAACGACTGATGTTCAACCGCTTCAACCAACACAGGGAGAGGCGGAAGAAAGGTGAGTTCAGATCCAAGCTTGAGGGTGAGATCAGTCAGGCCTTGCAACAGCAGGGCCTCGACATCGATTACGAAAAAGATCGATTCGATTTCTACCTCAAGCGGTTCTACACCCCAGACTTCCGAGTGAAAGGCAAAGCCTTTGACTTCTGGATTGAAGTCAAGGGTTACTGGCCCAGCAGTGAGCGCTCAAAAATGCTCGCTGTGATTCAACGGCACCCAACACTGCCGATCTTTGTTGCACTGCAACGTCCGCACATGCGGATCAGTAAGACAAGCAAAACGTCTTACTGCCAGTGGTGTTCTCGATACGGACTGGCTTGGTGCCCTACCCCCATCCCCGATGACTTCCTCAACGCATGGGTAACTGGACAGAGACTCACATTCCGTGCCCCGACACAGAAGGATGCGGCAGCTCAGACGGAGCTTCCGTTAACAGCGACGACGGTTCAATCCATTGCTACGCCTGTGGACAGCACTTCATGAATACAAAGGACAAACCTGATCCACTTGCTGCCTATGGCGGCAGCCGTATGGATGCGGCCCAGGTTCAGGTTGCAACACCCTTGCCAGCTGGCACCTATTGCGAGCTGGCAGACAGACGCATCGGTCAATCAACCTGTCGGTTGTATGACTACCAAGTCGCACTGCACCACGGCAGGCCGGCTCACTTCGCTCACATCAAAGACCAGCAAGGTCGGAACGTCGCAACGCACATCCGGATACTGCCTAAGCAGATCACTTGGAAGGGTTCACCCAAGGGCACCCAGCTGTTTGGCCAGCACCTAGGCAGTGGCTCCCACTTGATCATCACCGAGGGGGAGATCGATGCCATGTCAGTGCATGAGGCGTACTGCGCCAGGACCAAAGGCGTCGTTGCCGTCAGCATCACGTCCGGCGTCAACGCTTGCCTCAACAACCTCAAGGCCAACCTCAAATACATCAACAGCTTCAACCGCGTCACGGTTTTCTTTGATGACGACAGGCCCACTAAGCAGGAGGAGGAGGGCAAACCAAATGTTGGCCAGGAGTGGGCGGCCAAGGCTGTTGAACTGATCGGTCCCAAGGCTCGGCTGGCCACTGGCCTTGGATACAAGGACGCCAATGAGGCATGGCAAGCACTCGACGGTGACGCTATCCGCCGAGCTATCGACAACGCCACCAAGCACACGCCTGAGGGTGTGGTGCAAGCGGTTGACCTGCTCGATGCAGTACTGAATCCCGAGGAGGACCGTGGCATTGACACCCCCTGGAAAGGATGGGACGCAGCGACCGAGGGATACAAACCAGGTGAACTGTGGCTTATCGCTGGTGGCACCGGCATTGGCAAGTCGTTGTTCACCCGGTCAATGGCTCTCGACCTGGCCAGCAATGGAACCAAGGTTGCCTACATCGGCCTGGAGGAGAAGGCATCCACCACGCTGGAACGGATGCTGTCGGAAAAGCTTGGCGTTCCCTTTCACCTTCAGAGCACAGAGGTACGGAATGAGTTGAAGGCAGAGGTGACTGCTGCGATGAAACAATTCGCACCCAATCTTCTGCTGCTCGACAAATTCGGGAGCGAAAGCATGGAAGCTTTCGTGTCAACAGTCAAACACTACGTTCTCAATGAAGAGTGCCGTGTCGTTTTCCTTGATCACTTCTCTCTCCTCGCAGATGGTATTGCTCTCAATGTTGATCAGCGCCGGGCTATTGATAAGGCGATCAAAGATCTCAAGACGTTGGCGATGGAACTCGGATTCACATTCGTCGTTGTCTGCCACCTCTCCCGTGCACAAGGCATGGCCCAGTCGCACGAAGAAGGTGGTGAGCCGAAGCTCTCCGAACTACGAGGATCTCATTCCTTAGCGCAGATCCCTGACTACATCTGGATGCTTGCACGCAATCCATTGGACACTGAACAACCCAACACAACATCATGCTGGCTCAAGAAGAACAGGATCAAGGGCGAAGTGGGAATGATGAGCAAGCTCGAATTCTTGCCAAAGGTTTGCCGATTCAAGGAAGAATTTGCGAGGACTCCGTCCTGATCACGATCCTGACTAACAGTCTTGAACGTGCGAACAGGATTCACAAGGAAGACATTGCACTGGACAAGATGCGGGATCCAGATGACCCGCAACATCAGAGCTATTGGACTGGCTACTGGGCTGGATATAGCTGCGCTCTTCGTCACTGCCTCGATCTAATTCATTCCAACCAAATCAATGGGACACAAATCGAAGAACCCCTGGACCCTGGAACAGTTCTTCCAGAGACAGCTTGAGGAATCTATCCACAACTTTGGATCAACCAAAGAGCACGCCGCTCGACAGTACTGGCAGGGCTATGGCTCAGCCATGAAGGCAGCACTCGAATTCTTTCGCGAACGAATTGACCATGACAACGCTTTTAATTGACGCCGACATGCTGCTGTTTCGCACGATGGCAGCGTGGGAGATCGAGGCCAACCTTGGCGATGAGGTGTGGGTCCGTTGGGCTGAACTCAACACCGTGCGTGAGGAGTTTTGGAAAACCATCAATGAATGGTTGGAACGTTGGCCAATGGCTGACTACAGGCTGTGCTGGACAGGGCCGAGCGCATTCCGTAAGCGCATTGCTCCTGACTACAAGGCCAATCGTGCTGGCATCTTGAAACCTATTGGCTACAAGGTGATGAAGCGTGAGCTGTTGGATGAACCCACCAGCTTTCTGCACGATGAGATCGAAGCTGATGACTGGCTTGGCCTGCTAGCTGGTGCATTACGTGAGGCAGGGGAAGAGCCGATCATCGTCAGCGGTGACAAGGATCTGGACCAAGTGCCGGGCCGTCACTGGTGGCCAGCTGGTGTCAAGAGAGAAGAGGCGCCAGGCCTTGATGTCTACGAGTGGGACAACGAGCTGCTGCCAATCGAAGATCGCAAGGCGATCAACTGGGTTGTTGACCAGGACTATTGCGACAAACATTTTTATTCACAGGTATTGATTGGTGATTCAACGGACAACATTCCCGGCTGCCCCGGTGTCGGCAAGGTCGGAGCTAAAAAGATTGTCGACAACTTCAACACAGCCAAGCCTGTGGAATGTTGGCAAGAGATTGTGGGGAGGTTTGCGAAAGCCCGGAAGAAGGACGACGTTCGGGAACCAGAAGTTGTTGCACTGCAACAGGCGCGGCTAGTGCGAATACTTCGACATGGTGAGTACAATTCAGTGACGCGCACTGTTGATCTGTGGACACCACCAACCCTGAAGTCCTGAAGAAAGTCATCGGTCAACGTCTGACCAGTGAGATGCTGGAAGCACTAGATACTTTGTTCCCCGAGCGCACGCCTGAACTGACTGACTCTGTTGATCAGATTAGGTACGCTTCGGGGCAGAGATCTGTTATCCGTTTTCTCTGGGGTCTAACCAATGGCACTGTCTAGCAAGCAACGGAAGGCCCTACGTGATGCCAAGAAAGACGGCAAGATAACCGCCAAGGAATCGCGGCGTCTCATAAACCTAGGCATTCCAAAGCGTCAGGCACAGGTAACCAAGGGCAACAAGGGCAAGACCAACACCAGCAATCAAACGAAAAGCGACGACAAGAACAGGAACAAGAACAAGACAGAGCCATCAGTTCTCAACGTCAAGCAGTTGAGCAAACTGCGGGCTGAGATCAAGCAAAATGATGGCGCGGTCCGCAACGAAACGTTCTCCAGGAATGACGGCAGCACCGGAGACACACAAGGTCGAATCAATTACACCGCGTATGGCGGCAAGAAAGACAACGCACTCGGACAAAACCCGAAGTCAGGCAAGAACGCAAACATCTGGGGCAACGTTGCCAAAGAACTTGGCATCAAAAAGGTTGACACTGATGAGGATGTGCAGCGCCTCATTACTTATGTCGACAACTATGGAACCAAGAACACTGGTGACGGCAAGAAGGAAGTTGTCTACGGGGGAAGAGGTAGCGGCAAGTATGGAGACATCATCAGCTCTATAGAGGCAGACGCAAATGCTGGTATTGATGCTGCTGAAGAACTAAAAAACAAAGGGGTTCGTGAAACAAGGGGCAAGTACAAGGATGACCTGCAAGACATAAGGGACAAACGGAACAATGGGCTGGGCCTTGGTCCTCTGGCCATTACAACCAAAGGCAAGGACTCCATCAGTCGGGATGCCTTCGGGATGCCGATCAGTAACAAAGGCAAGAACAACAATAAGAACAAAGGCAACAACAAAAGTGGTGGCCTTAAAACAACAACCAACAGTGGTGGGTTCTTTGGTTTCAACGCTCCTACTGACTCGAATCCTTTTGGCTATCCAACAACGAACTATGCCCCTGGCGTTAGTGCCCCTGGCGTCAAGCCTTCAGCTGCTGACAGGCAAAGGCAGACAGCAGTAAGCGATCCTTTCGGTGGCTATGCAACGACCACTGCCCCTAGCGTTACTCGCAACACCAATGGTGGTGGATCCGGTGGTGGATCCGGTAACGAATCTGGCGGTGGATCTGGCGGTGGCGGCGGTGGCACTACCACTGGCGGTGGCGATGGTGGTGGTGCTGGTGCTGGCGGTGGTGGTGGCGATGGTGGTGACGGCGGTGGTGGTGGCGGCGGGGGGCCAACCCTTGAGGAGATCCTGGCCGAACAGCAACGCCTTGCCGACGACAGACTGCAAGAAGTCTCGGATGAATACACCGCTGAACTTGACGGGCTCAATCTTCGTATTGATGACCTGGGTTCAATCAATGACAACTGGGCAGCCGCCAATGCTTTCATGCAAGAGCAGATGCTTTCAGCAAACGCAGCCCGAGATCTGGCAGAACAAAGAGCAAGCAACATGCGCAATGCCTTTGTCCCTAATGCCAACCCAACAGCACTGTCAGTTCTTTATGGCGACAACCGTAAAGGTGGCAGGCGGCAACAAGACAATCAACTTAGTGATCTCTCAATCCTGAGTGGTCTTGGCACCAACAGCAATCCTCTCGCTGGTCTCCAGCTCGCATAATGGCAACCAAAAACTCAACAGCTCAGGCCAGGTTTGATGACCTGTCGATGTATCGCAGCATCTACTTGCGGCGAGCTATTGATTGCAGTCAGCTGACTATCCCCTCGCT